TCATAGTAGCTAGCGGGAGGGAGAATAGCAACACGTCCTTCAGCAGGCACGTTAGTCTCATCAAAGCGAGTAGCTGCTGCAAAGAATGCATCAACCATCTTCTGAGCGTGACCAGAAGTACCTTGGATGTTAGCGTTACCGATCTCGATACGAGCGCCAGCGAACTGACCAGCCACAGCGCGACCCTGTTGGGAAGCAATAGCGGCAGCACGGAAGATTTTCTGATCGTATGCATTTGCGAGGCTGTAGCCAAGCTTGCGTGCGATTTCACCGCGCAGGTCATAATGAGCCAGAACTTCGTCAAGGTCATCAACGAAAGTCGAAGCGATCAGCAGGTCATCCATGATGATCGTCTTTTCAGCCACGTCGAGCTGGTTAGCAGAACCCCCACCTTCAGTAGTCTCACCGAGAATCGGTTTACCAGGAGTATGGTAGTAAGCATCCAGAACGCCGGTGAAGATGAACTGCATCGATTTGCCGTTCTTAAGAGTACGGCGGGTGCAGAGATCTTTGGCGATAGTTTTGTTCTGATAAGCCTTGAACAGCTCACCGCTGAACAGCTTCAGATACGTAGAATATTTGCCGGATTGGATACCAGCGTCATAGCCTTGGGTGTTAGAATTAAACCCAAGGGATCCAGTCAGTGCAGGCGTTGCACCATACAGACCGGATACAACTTGATCAGCCATTGTATTGTTTTAAAAGAAGGTTTACGTTTACCTTCAAGCGCTTGAAGTATTCAATTTGTATTGTGGTCTATCCCACCGTCTAGACGGCAGCAAGGTATCCGCGTACGGGCTTGATGCCAATGCAAGGGAGGTCCGACTCTGAGGTGCCTCCCAAGCTGTTAAATAAAGTAGCCCATACTAGTGGGCTGTTTCTCTAGCTGTTTCTGTTTGAACCTTGTATACATACGCTCTGCCTCTTCAGCCCTTCGATCGTAATGAGGAATACTTGGCTTGAAGTAGGTGCGAGTAAAGTATTCAGATGCTTCAGAAGCTGAACCAAAGCGATCGGGATTATCGAAAGCTCTAGTATAACCAGACAATGATGCACCGTTTGGATCATGTTGTCCACCATACTCTTGTGCAAAGTAAAGTAGTTGAGAACTCATAAGGTTAGGATCTAATCCAGTTCTCATCCACGATTCTCTTTGCGCATCATATGCTTTCCTACGCGGTCCAGTATATTGTGATAAACCACGACCAGCAGCGTAGCCACGCTCAACCACATCCAATTGCATGAGGTTGGGGTCACCGGTCTCAACAGCCCAAGAGCCTAAGAGACCAGCCGCAGCTTGTGCGCTGAATGGTCGTGGGATTCTGCCACCAGAGTCTTGAACAACTTGAGGTGACATCAGATACGTGAAAGCCGCATCGATGTTTCTGTAATCCTGTTGGGATATTTGTGGAGGTTGTTGTTCAGACATAGTAGCATAAAGGACAAATTCTATCAACTGTAAACTTTGTTTTTAACAAGATAGGTAACGCCGCGATACTTCAGCTTGGCTTGTTTGTCAGCGGCCTTTTGCTCTTTGAGTCGAGCTTGCAGTTCAACATTAGGCATGTTAATCTCCATGAAGTATCACACCCCCGTTCCATGGTGTGAGTGTTATGCGTCCAGCATGTAAGTCTCCTCTAAGAGTACACGTTGCAGACTATCTTTTAAATACTCATAGTATTGCTGTTCCACTGGGTCTCCACCTGGCCAGTTCTTATGGGCAAAGGTGACAGCCTTGTGGAGCATTCGTAAAGAGGTGACTGTAAATTGTAGCTCGTAGATGCTTTCTTCCATGATGGATGAACGTACGTTACTTAGAAGGAATATTTGAGACCAGCTTTGGTCCCGACGCCAAGGCCTTCCAGCTCCAGACCCTCTTTGGTTGCAGCAGAGACTTCACCGTATGCACTGAGGCGCTTAGTAACTTTGAACTTCATACCGGTTTTGCCAGAGGCAGCGCCGACTTGTTCAGCATTATCAGGAAAACGAATCTGAGGACCGCCTTGGATATACCAAGAGGCAGAGTCACCAAGCTTGTTTTCATAGCCCACGTGTGTCTCAAGAGTGGCTGATTTGTAGTCTTCACCAGACCACTTCTGCTTTGCTTCGAGGTTCACATAAGGACCAGCTGCAACGGGAGCAGCAAAGGCGAGAGTAGAGATAATAAGGAGGGCGTTTTTCATTTCTTTTTAGTAGATTTCTTTTTAGCGTTTTCTGCAGCTTTCATCCCCGCTGCAGTGTAGGGGTATTTTTTACCACCAACTTTAGGCATTTTTTTTCTTAGCAGTTTTTGCAGATTGTTTGAAATTGGCTGCCGTAGGAGCACCTTTGCTCCCAGGCTTCCTCATTTTTTCACCACTACCTTTTGCGATACGTTCGCGCTTGGCGTGGATGTTTGCATACAAACCTTGTTTAGCCATTACCAGAATCCTGGAATAAGTTGACCGGTTACAGCATAGGAGCCGATCGCAGCGATGACTCCCAGCATAGCTAGGCGCCCGTTAAGGCGCTCAGCTTTTTCGTTATGTGGGACTGAGTTTTCGTCGATGTACATGCGGGGTTCAGTAGGCCAAATTTGTGTGTCGTTCATTAAGCAATAGCGGGTGCAGTGAGAGCAATGGGAGTGGACTCAGCAGCTGCCAAGTCAAGAGGGAAGTTGTGAGCATTACGTTCATGCATCACCTCCATCCCCAAACCTTGACGGTTCAGAATGTCAGCCCAAGTAGGAATGACACGGTTAGAACTGTCAATGATAGATTGATTAAAGTTGAATCCATTTAGATTGAATGCCATAGTGCTTACCCCCAAAGAAGTAAACCAAATACCAACAACTGGCCAAGCAGCAAGAAAGAAATGCAGACTGCGTGAGTTGTTGAAGCTGGCGTATTGAAAAATGAGTCTACCAAAGTAACCATGAGCTGCTACAATATTGTACGTTTCTTCTTCCTGGCCAAACTTGTAGCCTTGGTTCTGACTAACTGTTTCAGTAGTCTCACGAACCAGAGAAGAAGTAACAAGACTACCATGCATGGCGCTAAACAAACTGCCGCCAAAAACACCAGCGACCCCAAGCATATGGAAAGGGTGCATAAGAATGTTATGCTCAGCTTGAAATACCAGCATGTAGTTGAAGGTACCCGAGATTCCCAGCGGCATTCCATCAGAGAAGCTGCCTTGTCCAAAAGGATAGACAAGGAATACAGCTGTTGCAGCAGCAACTGGTGCGGAGTATGCGACAAAGATCCAGGGCCTCATCCCAAGTCGGTAACTAAGTTCCCATTCGCGTCCCATATAAGCGAAGACGCCAAGGAGAAAGTGGAAGACAACAAGCTGGTATGGTCCTCCGTTGTAGAGCCATTCACTAAGTGAGTTGGCTTCCCAGATGGGGTAAAAGTGGAGCCCGATTGCGTTACTAGAGGGTACGACGGCTCCTGAAATGATGTTGTTTCCATAGAGGAGTGCTCCTGAAACTGGTTCTCTAATTCCATCGATGTCTACTGGAGGTGCAGCGATAAACGCAATGATAAAACAGGTAGTTGCGGCAAGCAACGCGGGGATCATCAAGACCCCGAAGTGTCCAACGTAAAGTCGGTTGTCAGTACTTGTCACCCAGTTGAGATAGTTATCCCACAGTGATGACTGCTGACGTGTAGCAATAGTAGCAGCCATTTATTTAAAAATTAAAATTCAAGGTTAGGGGAGTTAGCAAGTTTGTTCATGACATCGTTGCGATAAGCAGGATCATTTTCATACTTAGGATCGTTCATGTCACGGATCAACTCTTGCTGACTTCGATAAGATTGATTATTTATAGCTTGGCGACCAGTCAAGGTAGTACCTTCTTGGCCATTGGCGTCGAAGAAACGTTTGGCAACTGCATCAACTGCCATATTAATCTGGGTCACATTTGCTGAATCAATGATTTGATCAAATTGTTGGATTTCTTCTGGAGGAAAGACTGATGCTGCCCACCTCATCATTTGTTCGTACTGCTCTTGTCCACCAACTCTACCAACAACATCGTTAATCTGTTGGTCGGAAAGATCAGCCGGAGCTTCTGAGTTATCAAAGAAAGCTTTGATCAGCTCTTCCTTTGAAACATCGTTAAAAGCTTCTGCGTTGAATTGTTTTTCGTTTGTGTAAGCCTCAAATGCCTCAGCCAGTTTGTCTCCAACAGAGGATGGTTGTTCAAACTGTTGTTGCTGTTCAGGTTGTTGAGGGGTGGGGTTTTGCTCACTAAATTTAGTTTGCAATTCCAGATAACCACGTTCGAGATCCTCTGCGGATTTATATTTACCAGCCAGAAGCTGATTCTCAGCTTGAGAAAGTTGCTCACCAATTTCTAGTGAGCTAGCTTCATCAGCTGCTTGAGCTTCTGACTGTTCGGCAGGTACACTGCCATCAAATTGCATTTCAGACATTAGGGCGAGTTACTTTAATATTTGGTTTGACTTTTCCATCCACAGTAATAGTTTTAGTTTCTTCAGATTTCTGTGGATTCGGGGAGGTCTTCGGCGTCACCTTCCTGGGGTTCTTGGATGTTCTCATTTTTAGAGGGATCGAGTAGTGGAGCTTTGGCTAGCTGTCCAGCCTGTTGCAGAATCGTCATGTCCTGCTGCTGTTGCATAGCTGCCTCTTGCTCTTGCTGCATCTGATCCATAGACTTAACCAGGTTAAGAACGTCGATGCCTTGTGCAGCTGCGAGGCGTTTGATAGCTTCGTCAGCGTTAACGAAATTGACCAGTGCTTCAGGTCCAAGTGTGGCTGCAATAGTTTGCAGGAACATAGTCAAGGATTGTTGATCTTGACCACGACCAAGACTATTAATGCCAGCAACAATAGTTGGATTAACAATATCTTTGGGGTAGCGTGGTAACTCACCGGTACGTTGAAGCACCAGCAGTTTACGATTAAGATAAGGGACTAGGAACTCTACAGTCAGCAGGGAGAACAGTCCCCCAAGGCTAGATTCGAGTTCGAGTTGGGTCAACCTGATCTCTTCGGCTGTGACGCGTTCCGCTTGCCGTGGATTCATTACTAGGAATGCTTCCAGTAGCCTACGTTCGTAGTCACCAATCATGGCAGCAGCGGTAGAGAAGTCCATCGACTTCCCAACTTGCACCACACCGATGTCATCAGGACGGCCTGCAATGATAGCACCATTGCCAGCAGCGGCTAGTGCCTGCGGCTTAGTCATGCTGCTTGGGGAGACCGTGAACACCACCTTAGCAGCTGCAGCGCTGCCTTCGACCAGTGCTTGTGACAGTGCGTCAAGTGACTTGAAGTCGCCCAGGAATTCACCCACGCGTCCACGTCCATAACTTTCACCGTCAACAGTATTGAATCTCAATGCGAGCCAGGGTGATGCATCCTTAGGAGCTTTGCCTTGGCTACCAGGAATGATTTGATCATAAGCTTCCTGGTGCCACACCCAACGGTTGCCTTGCAGCACTACGTGAGTGTACACTTCACATTCTTTTTCATAGGACACACTGTTGTCAGTGTCTCCGTTCATTTCTCTTGCTTGCTGTGCTTTAGCTTTAAAGTTATCAGGAAGCAAGTCTTCATGGATCAGTTCTTTTGTGACAATCTCTATCACATTTCCGTTGCCGTCTCTGTCTATGACATAACGGTTGAGCGGGTAGTGTTTGACACCAGCCTTACCCATAAACAACAACGCGTTACCGCCCACAACAAGGTGCTTGATTGCTTGGTGAATCGTGACACGATCACTGGATGCTGCAATGCTATCCATCACCATGCGCTCCATCTTAGCAAAGCTTAGATCAAGTTCGGATCGTACTTCAGCTGGGAGCTCATCTCCAAGCTTGTCGTCACGAATCTGGAACTTAAAGAATGTGGTTTGTGGTGGTAACAAAGCAAGCATTAGTTTACTTGCCAGAGTTACCACGCACTTAGCACCAACACTTTGCCAGGGAGTTTTAACCTTGTTAAATGTAGTACGAGTTACGTCATCAATGATGAGGTAAGGTAGAGTCAACCGGGCACACTCAACCGCTTCGTCTAGAAACTGCTGCCGGTATGATGTGAGGCGACTGTATCTGTTACGAGCGGTCATTGTTTATCAGGCCATGTTGATTGATGCGCCAATTGGTTTGGCTTGCAGTGAGCTATCACCAGTACCACCGAGATAGCCGCTGGCTTGCAGCACGTTAGTGTTGCGTACGCCAGATTGTTGTGCACGTTTCTGTGTCTTAGATCGAGCACCACGTGGACCAGCATTAGCTGCCTTCAGTGTGCTGACTAGTTGTTTGGTTTGTGCTTTAGCAGGAGCTGCCTGGGAGCGTGCCGCTGCTGCTGCTTGTTGCATCTGCTGTTGCATCTGTTGCATCCGCAGTTGGTTGCGACGATTTTGAGCAGCAGCTTGGATGCCACCGCCGTGCGCTTGCCAGTGCTTCAGTGCGTTCTTTTCTGAGACCGCATTCATGTGGTGAGCTGCGACGCTTGCTGCTTCAGGCAGTCCAGCGTAGGCACCCATGACTAGGTTATAAAGTTGTTGCTTCTGCTCATGATTAGAATTCCTCTTCTAGTTTTTTGTTCAACCAGTCGATGACTGATCGTTGTCCAGCCCGGTACATAATAGTAGACATACTATCGCCAGGTCCGGGGTTGGTTGGGGGGAATGATTCATCAGCT